TAATAAATTACCATTGGCTTCTTTAATGCCATAAGATCCTATTTGTTTTGCTTTCAAATATGGGTGTGCTGTTACTTGGTCTGCCTTACTAAATTTATCTTTAACGTATTCAGCAGTTTCTTCTTGCTTCCTTGCTTTATCTTCGGCAGCTTTTGCCTTAACTTCTTCTAGTTTTGCATATAGTTGTTTTTGTTCTTGTTTAGATAGACTTGCCGTTGAGCCTGTAAAGAATTTCTTTTCTTCACCTGTTCGCCAATTACCATAGACACAACAAGCATAGTCTGGATTGATTTGATGATAGATATACCATCCGCTAGTCTCGCCTGACTTATCAGGTCTTTGGCCACCAATAGCATTAACACCCACTCTTTGTAGTGAACCTTCTTTTAAAAAATCAACACGTAAACCAAAGTCACGCATTGCATTAAGAAGATCATCAACAGTATTGCTATCTTGAGCAAATTTAATTGAGTTGTCTAATTTTATGCCGCCATCAAAGTATTGGTCTAATTTCATTCTCTTTAGGTTTTAATTCTCCTGTCTCCGCCACATAATTTTGGTGGTTAAGAAAATGTCTGACCGCATCTTTTACAAATGCTAACTTACTCTCTCTTGACCACTGATTCATTTGTCCTGTTTTCTCTTTCTTTATTATTTCGTAAAAAGTATCTTTCAAATTTGTTAGAGCGTATTCCACACCAGCATCAGAAACTCTTGCGATATTTCTCACAAGCTCACCTTTATTAATTTCTTTTTGATGTTCCATTGAACACGCTCCATATACAAATCGCCCTTCGCCTTTTATTACGAGGAATGGCAATGCTGGGCGACCACATTGACACAAGCTGGGGTAGTTATCTTCTACCACGCAGCATTATCACCTTCAGTTTCAGTTTTAGTTTCTGCAACTTTAGGTGTATCTTTTCCAACACCAGGAAGAATTGCTGCTTCCCAATTAGATCCATAATTGTCATCTATTTCTAAATAACCATTATCGTTTCTTTTGAGATCACAGCTTACAGTTCTACCTGCAAGGAGGTCTGTATCGGAAAAGTTATCAATACCTGCTGCTTTCGCTAACAGATACAAACTCTTTTCAGCAACTTGTTTTGCTTTCTCGCTACCTTCCACCGTGAACAATGCTCCAACTGTTATGTTGGTATCTTCCACTTTAAAATGTAACTTCAGACCAGAACCACCATTTTGGTATGGCTTATGTTCTGTGTGGCTATAAACTAAATTATATCTTCCCTCTTCAAGTTGAGGTCTGTCGTCAGTAGGTTCTTTAATCCCACCCTCGAAATGTTTTGACAAATCTGCCATTTGCTTTTCTCCTATTTATTAACCAGTGTAGGAGCGAGGATCATTGATGTATTCGATAGTGTTATCTAATCCCTCAATAGTCTCCTCAATGCTCTCAGTTACACCGACTGGATAAATCGTATCTAATTCGTAAGTTGCTCTTGGATCGTCTAAAACTTTTTGCAAAGTTCTTCGCACTCTCATAAGAGTCTTAGGAATGTCGATTGGTTTCGGTTTACCCATTATTTATCTAACAATATTTAACCATTAAGAATCCAATGAATTTTCATACGAAAAAACATCAGTTGTTTTTAATGGCTTTTTTAATAGCATCCCATTTGAGCGGTAACTCAGCAGGTAAGCTATATCTATTCTTCGCTAAGAACGCAGGACGTTCTTCAACGTGCAGAACTCGCTGTCCAGTAGAAACAGCGCGAGTCCTTTCGCCACCTCTGCTTTTTTCCACAACTGTTCCAGTTTTGAAATCAGCAAAGCCAACGATGTCTGAGACTTCTAAATATAAAAAACCATGCTTGGCATTTAATTTAATCTCATATCTATCGTAAGCTTCTGAGGTAGGATCTTCAAAACGCTTGATTACTGAATGAGCTAACATACAGATAATCATGCCTTTTTGTTCTCGTAATTGATTTAGTAAGTCAATTATTTCCCTAGTGTATTTCAGGCTTAAACTGAAACCTTTACCATAACCAGGTTCATTGATGTCTTTGAAACCTTCAACCTTACAAGTCTTATCAAAAATAATTGGTTCTAAATGATCCAATGAATCAATAACCAAAGTTTTATATTTATGATCTTCTGCAAGTAATGATTTTAGTATTTCAATTATGTCATCATAATTTTTTAATAAATCAGTATGTGCTACATCAATCACACCTAGACCATCTTCGGTCATAAGAAATATTGGTTCAGGAAACTCTGAAGCGATAGTTGTTTTACCAACTCCAGGTTTGCCATGAATTAATATTCTTGGTGGTTTTAAAGTAGCTTTAGTTTTTATATCAGCTAATGAAAAAGCCATTACTTAGACTCCTTTCCTATTATGCCAGTAGCAGTTTTATCTTCCTCAACTTCTTTTACTTCAGGAAGCATTGGTTTTAGTTTTTCAACTAACAAGGCTTCATTCTTTAGTAATGAATTGAAGTGAGCTACTTTCTTAGCTGCTTCTTGTGCTTCAGCCATAAGGCTTTGCTTTTCTTGCAATACTCCTACCAAGTCTTGCACGACAGGTCGGCTTTCGTGTGTAAGGTCATGTTCAAATATGTCACGACCATCCATCGTAATTATCGGGTTGGTTTCCATAAAATCTTTCCTCCATTTTCTGTAAAATCATTATAAGACTTACAATAAGTCTTACCCTTGCAGAGCAAACACTGTTGCCCTACTACTTCTTTCGGATTTTTTTCCAGAGCTGCATCAACACAGTCTTTCAAATATCCTAAACCCCAATCTACAAGTTCATGCAGATCAAGAGTTGTTTCTTTAGCTTTACCGTTTTGAAAAATAACATTTTCATATTGGTAATCTCCACCCCACCTTGCTACCGCCCCTAGGGTGTATATCTTTAGCTGTCCGTTATCTATGACCTCTACTGGCCACTTACCTGACTTCAAATCAATCAGGCTTATCTTGTCTTTACCAATGAGAATAATATCTGCTGTACCAAATAAATGATCGTTAACTTCATGCACATAAAGTTTTTCTTCAATCAACATTTCAGCTTCCATCTCCTCTTGCTTTTTGAAAACATAGTTTGAATAGGCTAGTGCTTTCTTTACTAACTTTTCATCTATTGTTACTTCTATGTCTCCATCCTTATATTTCTGTCCAACAAAGTGTTCTGTTGGATCTAAGTCTATCAACTCTTGTTTCAAAACTTTCTCAGCCATCCAGTGACAAGCACTACCACTTACGGTCGCCTCGCTGGCAACATACGGAGCTTTACTACTCAGTGTTGCACTAGCTGGACACTTGCTCCAGAGCTTATCAAACCCTGAAGGCGACACTATTGAGTGCGAGATAACTACTCCTTATTAATAGGTTGCTGTATTTGTTCGCTCTCGTAAGCTGTCACATCATCAAAATCGTACAGCACTTTGCCACCGATTTTGTAATATGGGATTCCAATACCTCTTGAACGCCAGTTCTCTAATGTACGCTCACTTCGCTTCCAACGCTCTGCTAGTTGTCCTTGATCTATGAAATTTCGGTCTTTCATTATTTTTCCTTATATGTATTAGTAATACTTAAATGTTCTCTATTTGTTCACTTTATGAAAAAAAAGAAGTAATATCAAGTAGTAAGAGGAAAAAACTCATAATGAATTTTAATAGGAGAAACAAATATGAGTATTGATAAAGTTACACCAGAAGAGTGGAACAAAGCTAACAGAGAGCTTGCAACAGAGCGACAGGTTGGTGGCAGTCACTACAAAGGTAGAGCTCAACCAATAGAATATATTATCAAGAACAACATTAGTTGGTGTCTTGGGAACAGTATTAAATACATTACCAGGTCTGGTAAAAAGGGTAAAAGAAAAGATCATATTAAAGACCTGCAAAAAGCCATACATTATATAGAGCTAGAATTGCAGCATACTTATAATGTAGATCCAAACGGCAAACCCTTAACAAGCAAAAATATTGATTGTGAAAAAATAGATTGGGAAATCTTTTTAGATAAGCAATATCTTTTCTACTACCAGCAAAATGTAGGTGAGATAATTTTAGATTACGATGAATGGCTAAAAGAAAATGAAGCCGATTTAAAAGAGAGGTATAAAGATGAAGGGATTGTTTAGAGAGTTTGTTACACAAAAATTTTATGACTGTAACAGAAACAAAATTAAGTATTACAACGAAGAACCATATGGATCAGTGCTTGAATACTTTAGAGCAAACAAGCACTTTTTGATAGAAAAGTTTAAAGCTAAAAGAACTTAGAGTGAAACTTACCCATCCTATTGATGTTATCAATGGTGGTTTCTTCTAATAGGTGAGCATACCTATTTGTAGTTTGGGTTGATTTGTGTCCTAACAAATCGCCCACTTCTTTCAGTGTCATCTTCTCAAACGAAATACAATGACTGGCAAAACTATGTCTTAGATCGTGTAGTGTAATGTGATCTAAACCAAACTTTGCTCTAATGTTTTTCCACATACGATAAGGTGTTTTAATCGCAAAGATATATTCATGTCTTTTGCCATTGGTTCTAGGTTGTCGCTCTATTATCTTTTGTGATTGAGCATTAAGATAAATGACACGCTTATCACCTGTTTTGTTTGCGGTCTTATGTTCGTTTAAAACGATCCTATCTCCTTTGAAGTCACTCCATTTAGCATTACCTATTTCAGAAGCAGACCTTGCTCCTGTTAAGATACAAGCCCAAATAAAATCTACTGATACTCTTTTACGATGTATTTCATATCGGCTGTTTAGTTCCTTTATAACCTCTACAAGCTGGTCTTGTGTTAAGTAGTTTTCTCTAATACTTTCAGTGTATTTCTTAACCAAGTTGAAAGGATATTTCTCTGTGTATTCAGAAGCCTTTGCTTCATTGAACACCTTTTTGAACACCATTAAAGATTTATTAGCCATGCTTTGTTTATCAATATCATAGAACCAATCCTTAACTTCCTGGTGGGTAATAGTTTTTATATCTCTTGAGCCAAAGACTTTTTTTAAGTAGTTGTCGTATATATTTTCAAAAGACTTTCTACTTTTCAGGCCCTTAGTTTTTTCTAAATATTTAAACCATGAGTCAGCGAAAGTTTGCACTGTCATAATTTTATTATTTGATTTACCAAAAGGATCTATACCTTCTAATACCAAGGCATGATGTTTGGCTGCTTTAATTCTGACAGCTTCAATAGGTGTATTGATGTCAGCTAACTTGTTTTGTTTTCTTTTGCCATTGATGATGTAGGCAAAGGTATAACACGATGGATATATAAGTATGTTTGAGTCTTTGTTATCTCTTTTAAATTTCATTTTCTCTCTCTCTGGTTGTGCTGTGGTTGTATTTTGCTCTAGTTTTACCGTGAACAAAATAGAAACATAGCGTATATTTATGATAACAAAATATTGAAAATCAGGTCAAGTTTTCGAGAGAAAACTGGGAAATTATGGTGAGCCCTGCAGGATTCGAACCTGCGACCCATTCCTTAAAAGCACTGTGATTCAGTAACTTTAAGCCCAGAAATCAGCCAAAAAAAAGACCTCATTTTCTTTGGTTGTTATCAGGTTGTATCAATAAACTAAATGTCGTTTTCTTTCAACGCATTTATAATAGTGATTGATCTTTCTAGGGATTTTCTAGGGTTTACTTCTTTGATGTAGTCTAATTCTTTCTGCCAGGTAGCAGTTAAGTTTCTGTTAGGTTGGAACTCTATTTGGTCATAGGGCAGATAACAGAAAGCAAATATATCTACTTCGTTTTCGTTGTAGTCTTTCTTAATTCTGTTGACTCTCTTCTTAATATCCCATCTAACCAATTCTTTGTTTCTGTGATGGAAGGTTGACTCAGATGTTTTAACTTGGATCTTGTATGGGATGTCATCTTTCATAACCAAGAAATCGTATCTAGCTGTTGGGTTGGGTTCAAAGATTTCGTCAAAGTATTGGAGTAGGAAGTAGGCAGCTAAATGTTCGCCAGACCGCCCTACTTTATAAGTTGACATTATTTCATTGAGTCTAATAACTTTTGTAACTCTTCGTTTTGTGAAATTATGCCAGAGTATGCTGGTAACGGTTTAGTTAATACTGAACTTGGAGTTTCAATCAAAAGCTGTAAAGGAGTTACATTTCCAGGAACTAAGGGTACTTGTGAATAAGCTAAATCTGATAATATACCAGGCACAGCAAACTTTTTAGAAACTGTTGATATTGGTGATGAAGCTACATCCTGCATTAAAAGTCTTGCTGCTGTTCCTGAGTCTCCTAAAGTCGGCCCAATGACTTTTTCAGATAAATTTATTAATTCTGATGTTGGCCTATCTCCAGCTATAGTTTTTAGTTTATTAGCAGTAATATCATTTTGCATTAATGATTGTCTATATTGAGCTGGAGAAAATGTTTGATCTACTCTAGCATTTCCTCTGCTTATAGCTTTGTAAATTGGTTTTACATTACTATAAACTGCGTTGACTTTATTCAACTCTGTTCCTGGATTCTGTAAATTTATTTCTGTTCTTACTCTGTCTAAAACTTCTTCTAATGTTTCTTTTGCATTAATTTGTGTGCCAACTGCATTTTTAAATTTTACAACTTCATTATTTATAGTTGACTCAAGCCTTTTTAAATCTTTACCATCTAAGTTTTCGCCATCTTTCAAAAATGGTAAAACTTTTTTATTTATAGTTTTTGTAATAGAAGATAAATCAACTTCATTTGCTGTTGAGTTTTGTAGTATGTTATTTATGTCATTATTCAAAGATTTATTAGCTTTTAATTTCATACTTCCTAAAACTTCATCATATTTAGTGTCCATGGTGTCTTTAATGAACATTGCTAATTCATCACCGCTATTGATTGAAGCTGGAACTTTTACATCTAATGGATCTAAAACTTTATTTACAACAGCTCTATTAAAATCCTTCATACTGTCTAATCTTGCTTTTTGAATTGGCCCTGCAACACCTGGATATGTTGTTAAACCTTCTTCCATTTGACCAACAACATCACCCATAACATTGCTGCCTTTAACTCTTTGTCCAGGTGTAACATTTACTCCAAGTTCTTTTAATTTTTTTGCTTCTGGAGTTGCTTTAGGTAAAATCTTATCTGCTACTTTTTGAGTTGTTCCTGCTAAAACTGAACCTAAAGCTGCACCTTTAACTCTACTTTCTAAATCTTCACCAGCACCAGCCCCATAAACACCACCTTGGGTTGCTGCAATCTTTCCTGCTCCTTTGAGCCCTAATTTTCCTAAAATACCTGCCCCACCTGTTGCAATAGTTGATGGTATTGCTCCTAAAATTTCAGAACTATAAGCTGCTACAGGAGAATCTTCTCTAAATTGTTTTATTTGTCCTCTTATTTCAGGTAATAGCTCTTCATAACTTTTATTTTCTAGCAATGATCTTGTAAAGGCTTCTACTTCATCACCAAAACCAAACAACAAGCCTTGTCCTAAAGTTGTTCGTGCTAGATTAGCTCCTACATTAGATGGAGCATCTTCATTTGTTTTGTAATTTCTTTCTTTTGGTAATGCCATTATTCGTAAGCTGCTTTAATATCTTCTTTATCAATAATTATAAATTGACCAGTAACACCGTTATAAACAAAATCTCCTTCTTTTATTTTTTGGTTTTTAACTAAATTTTCATACTCATCTGGAGAATTGAAAGATTTGTATAAAGACCCTAATTCTGCATCAGCAAATTCTTCAAAACCAAATATTGTTTTCTTTTTATTTACATAATTTTCCATCAATCTTAGTCTTTCTTTATTATATTTTGTAATTGCTCTTAAACCACCAATCAAAAGTTTATTACCTTCTTTTGTATTGCCAATAGTAGGTACAGCAGATTTGAATAATTCTATTTCTCTATCAGATGTAGCACCTGAACCCACAACTCTCATTCTAGGAATTATATATCCTGTAAAACTTTGAAATAATTCTTGTTGGTTTAATTGTTCGAGCTCATCGGCTGGTAGAATATTTAAAGCAGCACCTAGTTTTTTAAATGGTAATTTGAGTTCTTCTAAAGCTCCTGTATCAACATTATCAATAGATTTTTCTAACACTAATAATCTATCATCAATATCCCTGCCAGCAGCAACATTTTTTCTTTCCTCTTTAACAGTATCAATTGCAAGTTTAGCTGATTCTTGCTCAAATTGTTTAGTAGATGAGTCTATGTTTACAAGTGGGCCTTTTTTAGACTTTAAAAACTCTGCAAATTCAGGATTTTCTTGTGCAAACTGAAATTCTTCAACACTTGTAGGTAATTTGTTTGTTTTTTGGTCAAAAGACGATTGAGCAACACTCATAGCTAGCTGTGGGTTGCCTTTAATAAGCTCTATTTGTTCGGGTGTAGCACCAGCTTCTTTTGCAATAGCAACAGCATTAGTAATTAAATTTTGTTGGTTAGCTTCAGCTTTTCTTTCATCTGCTTGTTGTTGAAATATTTCTTGTCTTTGTAAAACACCTTGAGCTGGATTAACACCTCTTAAAGTATCACTAAAAGCCAAAAGAAAATTACCAAGCTGTTGGTTTTTAAGTCTTTGGTCTGCTTGTTTTTTATCTTCAACATTTTGACTAAATTGTTGTGTATTAAAAAGATTTTGCATTACTGGTTTGTTATCAAAAGGTTTTCTGAAACCAGCAGCAATAAAGTCATTCATTTGATTGGTGTTAATACCACCACCCATAGGGTTGTAACCACCTTGTATCATTAAATTAAATTTTTCTAATGGAGTCATTTTTTTCTAAGTTTTAAAAAGTCCAAACGGGTTAAATCCACCCATATACATAGAGCCTGCTAAACCAGCAGCACCACTTAAAAAGTCACCAAAACCAGGTTTATAGCTTTGTGTTGTAGATTGTTGATTAGGCAATGCACTAACACCTTGAGCAAGCAAACCAAGTTGTTCTTTAGGAAAGTTAATAGCTCTCAAGAACTCGTTGTAACCTGCATCCATAGCTCCTTGTTGTAAGCCTTGTTGTTGTGCACCAATACCAGATAGTAAACCTAAGTTTCTATACTGGTCACTAAGTAAACCTTGGTTAATACCAGAACGAAAGTTTCTGTCTGCCATAGCATTAGCAACAGAACTATCAAAACCTTGTTGTCTTAAATTAGCTGCAAGATTACCTGCTCTATCAGCAAAGTTTCTATTTGTTTCTGCTTCTAAGACTGCTGAACGAGATCCACCAAAAGCACCTCTGCCGATGGCTGCATCTTGATCTGATTGTATTTGTAATTGTCTCCCTCTATTTAAGTCAGCCATAGCATTATCTATAACTTGTTCTTGGAATGGATTATAAAAAGAGTTTATGTCTAATGGTGCTTGGCCCATACCAGCTAATTGACCTCTAGGATCAAGAGCCATTGATTGACCAAACATATTTCTAGTTGCATCAAAGCCAGCTAATTGGTCTGGATTAAATCCTGCAACTCTTGCTCCTGTGTAGGGTGTAAAAGGTAAAGCTGCAATGCCTTTAGCTCTATCATATAGGTCTGTTTGCATTGCTGCGATTGCTGGATCAGTGGTTGTTGTTGTTGTTGATTTTCCTTTGCTCATAATTCTTTACTTATTAAATATTCGCTTTTCCAGCCTTTGCCTTTTAGCTTTCTAAGCCATCCTTTTCTGCCCCCACCGTAGAGGCGTTTAATTCCTAATTGTTTGGCAAACTGTTCAATAGAAGTGTCAACTATTGATTGTAGTTCTGAATAATCTCCCCCGCAGAACAGTATGTTAAGTGTCTTAATCTGGGGAAAGACAACTATCTCCGTTATTATAGCACTATTTTTGCCAGGCCATAAAGCAAAAATGCCCTTACGGATTTGTTCTTCTACATCCTCGATACTATACATATCTTGATGTTTGACCGCTTGCTCTATCCAAGGTTTACACCTTTGCCACTCTATCTCCCACGGCTCTAGTATTTTAGACTGTTGCTGTGGCTGAGAGAGTTCCGTCATCTGCGACACTAACTTTATATTTTGTTCCATTTGGGCTTACTAATACTAATTCTGTTTGATCTCCGCCACCTACTTCTATTCGCTCACCTTTCTTAAAAGATAAACCATCTCGGTATTCTATTTCAGAGACTAAATAATTTTGGTAATCAGAATCAAACTTGAGTAGAGGTTTACGAAGTGCTCTTCTTGACATTATCTCTTACCTCTTTTCTTAACGTCTAATCTAATCTTACCAACTTGGAATGGTTGTGAACCATCACCTGTAACTTTCATTTTAACTTGTCTAGCGGTAAATCTGGCATCGGTATAACCATCATTATCAAATGTAAATGTGCCAAAGTTTGTTTCAGGGCCAAGTGGAGTAAACCTACCTTTAAAACTTATTGCAACACCTGGTAAGGTCGTAGCTTCTTCATCAGGTAAAACTTGACTGCACTGCACATAGTTATCACCCATACCAATTTCTATTGGAGCTGTTTCACAAAAAGGTACTTGAATACCAACATTCTCAGAGTTAACTAAAGCAACATCGCTTTCATGTTCAAAGACATTACCATTGCTATCACAAGCAATCGGTAAATCAAAAACACCTTGGTCTATCCAACAGGATCTATCCATTGAACCAATAGACCAGACATTATCAACATAGTTCCAGATGACATATTTATTAGGTACTAAAGAAGTGCCAGTTGGGAAGAAAAACCACATTTCATTATAGTTAGAGTTATGACCAGCACAGGATGTTGGTCTATAAGTGTAGTTTATATTGTCATATATATAGTCATGTACTTCACATGGTATTTCTTTGACTGAACCATCAAAGATAAAGAAAGAGTTTTCACCCATCCAAGCTAAGAAAGCACCAGCCGTTACGATGGTTCTAGGACTTATCGCTTTACAGTTTGTACCAGCATCTTGAATACCATATATAAAAGGAGAGCCAGTGTAATACATTCTAGCAACACCAGTATCAGTAAAGATAATGACATCTGTTTGCCATTTCAAAGCTGATAGAACTCGACCACCTGTTGGTACAATTAAATCACCTGCTGTATTGGTAGCTGAAGCTGTCCAGGTATTTAGTGTTTCTCTTGATGACCAAGCAATCTTTCTAGGATCGCCACCTGCTCCTAAAGCTACAACGTGTCTTTCATTGGTAACTAACACACCCTCACAGTTTGTTGGTGCTCCTGTAACAACACTAGCTATCGTTGCTGGGGTATTAGGATTCCATTCATATATTTTGCCATCAGAGGGTGAACAGAATAAAAGTATTTCACCAAAGTTATCAAAAGAGAAAGTAGTAGTATCAAAAGATAAACCTGATTGTGAACGAGCATCACCAAAATCTTCTACGCCAAAATGGTGAGCACCAAAACCAAGTGGTGATAAAGTGTCATCACCTATAAAGCCTGTTGGGGTAATGTCATACCAGACTTCTTCGTAGTAAATTAAAACACCGTTTCTTGTACCAACTGCTAAAACCTTTTTACCATCGTTATCGTAGTAAGCATACATTCCTGTTGGTGTAGCTGTTAAGACAACTTCTGAAGCACTTGATGTATGTGTTGAAGTGGCAGCAATGCTTGGCACATTTGTTTGAAATGTATTGATAGTAAATGTTGTGGTGCTTGGTACGGAAGCAATCGTATAGGTTTGATTTATTTGACTAGCTGGCATACCGCCTGTTGCAGCAAAACCATTAAGATTAACACTAGCACCAACCAACGCTCCGTGTGCGGTAGTGGTAGTGATAGTAATAACAAAACTACCAGAGGTGGTACTAACTGTACCACTTAATATTCTGCCTACTGGATTTTGTCTAAGTTTATTCCACCCCTTGATTGGAGTGAGATAGCCGTTCTCAAAACGGACTAAATCCCCATCAACCCAACGACCTTTGTTAGCATACTCAGTACCGTTCTTAACGATACCTGCTGGTGGAGTTACGGGGATTAATGCCATTCACTTAACTTCCTATGTGGCCTGTTACGACTTTTGGATCTATTAAGTCAGCAATTTGTTCTGCTAGGTTATCTTTTAAGTTCTGAACTTCTTCTTCACCCATTACGCCTTCAACCCAACCAGTAACAATTTCATTGGTTAAGTCTGCGTAAGGGATAAAGTTTTCAATATCATCTACATTTAAAGATTGTGTACCATATACGCTTGCTGCATAGAAATTATCTTCACTGTCTTTCTGATCGCTGACAGCATTGATTCTCCAATGCACATTAAATACCACATCTGAGTGGTCGTCTTTTTCTGGGTAATAGTCAACTGTCTGACAATCCCAATTATATTCTATAGCCATTTTAGTTTACTCCTTTTAGTTGGTCTATTTCACTTTCTAGTGACTCGATTTTTGTTATTGCTTCTTGTAGTGCT